GAGGGGAGTTTGACTGCTTATGATGACCGTGCCGCAGATACTCCGGCTTTGTATGCTAATCTCCCTAATGTCTCTAATAGTTTCACTGCTATTATGGATTGGTTCGGAGACACGTTTTTTATTGAACGTACTGAGACGGTGCATAAATCCGGGTATACGTCTGAAAGGTATTCCTATAACAGTTCGACCCAACTTATTCAGCTTCCTTATGAGGAAGATTCCACTACTACATCTCAAGTTCTCAACCCGCAGGCTTGCGTTTCTGCTTTGCTTGTTGTCCTTGTCTTTGTCACTACTGTTACTTGGATTAAAAACGCGATTTGGGGGCGCATGAGCTAATGGATGTTCTTCCTTTGCAGTATTGTTTCGGTATTTTCTCTGTACCCGAAATTGGCTATTTTATTATCTTCGCCGCTGTTTTCTCTATGTTGGTTCTCCTGTTCCGTCCGTGACAGGTGCCATAAATATTTCTATGAAAGGATGATGACTTCAGGGCGCTTCTTCTTCTATTCTCGCAACGCTGCTTTCCTTGGTCGGTGAGTTTTTCACCTCGATGATTACTTGGATGGGTCAGCTCATTGATTTCTATGAGTCTCAGCCAATTCTCCTCGTCTTCGTGATTCTCACTATTGCGGGCATCGTTCTCCGTGTTCTTCGCCGCTGGATTCCCGGCCGTAGTTAATGGCTAGAGAAAACGCCGCCGACCATTTTTAATGGTCGGCGACGTTTTCTCATTTGGAAAGGATTGTATGTTATGCTTTATGGTATCCTTATCTTTTGCATTTGCTGGCTTTTTGTTTATATCGATAACTATTGCAAAAACCCCTATAAGTTGGAAGCTGTTGTTGGTTCAAAAGGCTCTGGCAAGTCTCTGTATATGTCTCGTGTTGCTGATAGGTGGCTTCGTTCTAATAAGGGGCTTATCTATAGTAATATGGGTATTGGTTATGAGTTAGAGCCGGAATATTGGAAACAGACCTTTGTCCCTGATTCCCTTATTCTTATTGATGAGATAGGCGTTTTGCACTCTAACCGTGATTTTAAGACTATGCCCCGAGATGCAGTTGAGTTTTTCAAAATGCAGCGTAAGTATCACCTTACGATTATTGTATCGTCTCAGACTATGGATTTTGACAAAAAAATTCGTGATCTCTGCGACCGTATTTACCTTTGTAACCGCATTGGCTGGTTCTGTCGTCTCACTCCTTATCGCTCCTGCATTGCTATGGAACATCGCCCCGAGGGAGGACAAGAGCTTGTCAACACGGTGCGCAAGGCAGGGCGGGCACGGTGGTATACCATTCCCAAGTCCGTGAAGCGGGTCAGTGCCTTAGAATACGATACAGAGCAGGTTATTAGCAAGTCCCCTTCCAAGTAAAAAAAAACTTCCCCCCGTGCCCTTTAGGGTTAGGGGGGTTGTTTTTTTTATTTTTTTAAAATCTCGAGAAATTTTTGATTTTTTGGGGAAACTTCGCAGGCAGTTGCCACGTTTAGTCACGCGATAGCGTCTCCACCGCGTCCCCCGTCTCCGCAAGGGCAAAGCCCTTGCCCTTCCAAAACATGCTGGTAGGGGCTTCCGACATGTAGTGTCTGCCGTGACGGCGGGAGCCGGTGGGCGTGCGTGTAATACGCCCACCTTTTATTAATTTTCTCTTGACAGCTCCTTCATATTGTGGTAACATTTAGCCATGGAAATGAAAGGTGGTTTTTTTCATATGAAAACGGTTGTTAAGCTTGATTATGCTACGTTCGCTTTTGAGCATGGTTCAATTTCTATTTCCGAAATCGAAGATGCTCTTGCTCAGTGCGACTTACATTTTTCGCAGACTTCCAACGCAAGTGAGAATTCCCCATACAATTCCCCTGCGGGCCTTTTCTTTAAGCCGAACAACGGCGCGAAACAGTCTCCGCACTCCTTGCAAGTGTCTGGTTATGGTTGTGAGCTTTTCCGTCCCACATTGCCGCGTCTCGCGTCACTGATGCAGGATGGTCATGAATTTGGCCACTTTTCCCGTCTTGATTTTTGTTTTGATGTTGTTATGACTAAGCAACGTTGGCGCGAGTTCTATTTAGGTGTTATTTCTGCTTCTGTCGATGAAATGAATTACCCTGAAAAAGCCCGTAAGGTTCGCAAGTTCATGTATCAAGGTTATGGTGATTCTACTACTGTTTATATCGGTCGTAGAACTTCATCAGCGGTTTTCTGCCGTATCTATAATAAATCTTTGCAAGACCCTGAAAAGAAGCTCTGTACGGCTTCTGGTGAGTTTCTGGATTGTCCTGATGATTCCTATATTATTCGTTACGAGATTGAATTTAAATTTACTTCGCGTGTACGTTCTGGTTCTCGTTCCGTCTATGACCCGTCTCCGCTTTTCTGGTTTTATTATGAAGACCCTGAAAAGCTTTTCTCCTATCTCCGTAAAGTCTGGAATCGTTACGGAAATGATATTCTTCTTCCCGATGGTTGGGAAGATATGCAGTTCGTGACTGATATTGATGCGCGCGGAATTCATTACACTGATGACTTTTTGCATCCCCTTAGTGATGATCTTGCTAAGAAATTTTCCGTTTCTATCCATACCGAAGAACAAAAGATGTCTTATGTCGTAAATATTTTTGGTCATCGTATCATTGATATTTTGCTTTATCGTCCTGAGTTGCTTTTCCTCGCTTGTTGCAAGTGGGAGCAGTTCTATAATGAGCGTCTTCCGTTCTCACCTCTTGCGCTTGCACAGGAAGTCGCCCAGTTCTCTGAATCCTCGCGCATTGCCGTTGAGGAATTCCATGAAGTTGCTGATGACCCTTCTCCCTTTAGTGAAGTCGGGTTTGATGATATATCTTTATTCTAATGAAAGGATGGTCGCTTTATGAAAGTTACTGTAGTTGGTAAGTCCCGCCGCGCTGGTACATCTAAGCAGGGTAAAGACTACGATTTTACTACTATCATGGCCGAATATTCGATGCGTGCAAACGATGACAATGATGGCGTGCAGGTTGATAGAATCAATGTCGATGCTCGCATGATGCCGTATGCGCTCATTGTCGTCGGCACTACGTATGACCTTGACTTTGACCGCAACGGATATCTCCTTGGAATCGAGGAAGTCTAACTTCCTTTGTTCAAACCCAATTTCATTTCCTATGGGAGAGCGGTTCGCCGCTCTCACATGGCGGGGTAGTGCAATGGTCGCATGTCACACTCTGAATGTGAAGCTGCTGGTTCGAATCCAGACCCCGCAACCAAAACGGACTGACCTCCGTTATTCGATGTCGCGAAAGGTGGTGGCGAAGTGAAGATGAAGCATCGGTGCTTGTTTAAGCGCTTCGCCGCCCTTGTCGCGGTACTGATGCTTTGTGCGTCTCTATGTGTACCTTGTTTTGCGTCAAACAATGCTTCTTCTCAAAAATGGGTCATTACTGAGCAGAAACAGTTTGCAAATGAATCTGGAACACAGTCTACTTATTTTCATGTCTCTCCATATGTCAATGGTGAGCTTTATCGCACTCGCTTTATTACGGAATGTTCTTCGATTGAATCTACTGTTTCTTTTAGCTATTATGATTGGTGGTCTCTTCCTGTAAATTACCCCGATTGGTGGCGCGCTCCTCTTCCTCTTGGTTCTCGCTCTTATATTCAGGTTGATTCCCCTCGTGTTGTCGATTGGGCTCGCACTGTTGGCTCTGATTATACTAGAGGCGAAACCCTTGACGGTACTCTTGAGTTTCTTTTAGTTAATCCGGATTATGGTTTTTCTGTTTCTCGTTCCTATACTTCCTCTGCTATGACTTTGTCTCAGGATCTTTTATTGTATCCTATTGATACTATGTCTCATGTTGAACTGACTAACGGTGCTACTCATACTCGTTCTTTAGCTAATGGTATTCGGTTTCCTAATATCTCTTCTGATCTTAATCAGTCTGGAACAATGGCTATTGAATCTTTCTCGCAAGTAATTATGGGGTTTAATCCGTATTATTCGGCTGCGAATGAAACCCTTAATTTTTCTCTTCGTGCTATGAATGTCCTTTATAACGCCTCTTCTGATTCTCTTATTCTTTTTGTTTCTTATCCATCTTGGCACACTTATGATGCTCCTGGCAAGTATCATCTTGAAGCTACTGCTGTTGTTTCTTATTGGATTGATGCTAATAAGTTGCCAGCTGGACTTTCTGTTGGTGACGAGTTTCCCGCTAATAATGATGCTTTTGAGAACCTCCGCGAAGATCTTCTCAAACAGTTCCCAGAAGCGTCTGATAAAGTCGAAACAGGAAAGGCTACTATTGAGGGTTGGAACGATACTGAAACTGTTGATACTGACGTTGCATCTACCTCTATTTCGGCTCTCAATGCCTTGTTTCAGAATCTTGGCGGGTTCCTCTTCATAGTTTCTCTCATGGTTTTCGGTGCTGTTGTGCTCCGTATGTTGATTCGAAAGGCGGTCGACGGATGACTTTTCTTGATTTTTTTAAATCAGTTTTCGGCCTTTTCGGTTCTGGTGGTGCTCTCGTTATTGCCGTTGTTGTTTTCCTTGTCGGCCTCGGTATTTATAAGTTCGTAAAGGATTGGTTGCCATGGTAGATTTTGTTTCCGCTCTTGGCGTTTTTACCTCGTTTATTGCCAATGTGCTTTCTATTTCCTTTTTTGGCTTCGGTACTTTTGGCAACTTTATTTTGGTTTGTCTCTTGCTTTCGCTTGTTGGCTTTGTTCTCCGTGGTCTTTGGGATGGAGGTGATAGGTGATGGAAGTCCCTGCTATTATCAAAACTTGGGTTGATTCTGACGGTGTCACTGTATATACAGTTCGCTATAAAGATGGTAGTACTTGTGATATGACCGTGCAGCAGTATGATTATCTCAAGGCGTCTGCGCAGGCTGTCGCCGATATGGACGCTAAAGGCGATCCTGAATCTCAGCCGGAAGAAACTCCTCCTCCCTCTGAGCCTGCGCAGAACATTACCGAAAGTCCAGATCTCCGTGACGGCTATGTGCCGCAGGAAGAAGAATTACCTTTCGAGGGGAGTTTGACTGCTTATGATGACCGTGCCGCAGATACTCCGGCTTTGTATGCTAATCTCCCTAATGTCTCTAATAGTTTCACTGCTATTATGGATTGGTTCGGAGACACGTTTTTTA